TGTTAAAGGATCCACTTGTATTTCCAAGTGACCCCTATGACCAAAACATTACGCGCTTAGATGTGCTACTGTTGTCTAGGGCAAAGCCAATCTTATATGATTGTTACGGGCAGGAGATACTCTACCCGACGTGGTTCATGGAGCCTTACGGCCACAATCCACCACTTTTTGACAAAGAGCATTTGTCAACTCATAGATATAACTATGAGGCCTCTTCGGTTTATTCAAACCTTGGGCTTTCTCTGCTCGACATTTTATATCGAGCACCTGACCAACAATCTGGTCAGTCTGCGTTGGCTTCGCTGATGAAAACCGACGACAAGAACTTACCTCATACTATAGGTAAATGCCTACTATTTTGGGCATCTGGACGACTTTCGCGTTCTGGAAATTACGAACCGAAGCCTGATTGGTTCATTATGGTACCTTGCCATAACACCTTCCACCGATCTTTTGGTGGATACGGGGATTATACTCCCTGTCCCGTCTGGTTATCTAAGAAGACCATACGGTATACTCCGGTGGATTATCCACCGGTCATGCTAACTAGTTTAGCTGAGCCCGGGGCCAAAACAAGAGGCCTTGGTAAGGGCGAAACTGCCTATAATATCATAGGCCAGACCATGAGGTTCATGGCTGATCCCGTATTTTTGCGGGATGGGTCGGCGAGGATCGGCCTCCAGAGCGATAACAAGCTCTGGCAATTTCTCAAATTCTTGAGAAAGGTCGGAAAAGATTTCCCACCTGATGCGATAGCAATGTCTTCTGACTATCGAAGAGCAACAGATTATTTGCTCTTGAGCCTCATCGAGGCCCTGTGGCGTGGTTTCCTGAGTGGATTACGGCAGGACCACCCGTTCTGGGTGTTCTCCAGTCTTATCTGGAGTAAGAGAAAACTCTTTCTTGATCAGTTATTGATAGCTGATATGACGATATATGAATCGTCAAATGGCTCATTCCAAGGTGAGCCCGTGAGCTTCTTAACGCTCACTCTTTACAACTTAGTCATACTTAATATGACTATCCACTACTCTGTGAGTGGAGAGAAACTGTGGTCTATTCCACAGTCAGCACCAAGGACTGGTGCTATTCCGCGCTCCGTCTGCGGCGACGATGTTGTCGCCTTTTTCCCAAGCGTGAGATTCACATCCACATTCCGTAGACTCGTTCTCGGATCCGGGATGTTCCTTTCAAAGGGAAAGGACGGTGACTCTAAAAGAGTCATGATCTTCTGTGAAGATCACGTGATCGCATCATACGATCAAACGACTAGTAGTTGGTCGTTCACCTACATAGATGTTATTAAATGTAGGCTCTTGACAAATATGTCAAGACAAGGCACCTCAAGGGTAGCCAGCATCCTAGGTAAGGGACGCATGATTTCCAATCAGCTGAATTGGTATCCATCTGAACCGGCGAGAAGAATCGCCGTCAAGATCTTCTATGATCTTGTTGACCGCCTATATGACGGTTGGGTGTCAAGGATGACACTCCCAATGAGGCTACCTTCATCTTGCGGTGGCCTATCACTACCATTAATTGGTGAGTACACTCCAATCGAGTGTCAGTACATTAAATATGTATTTTGGCTAACTGATCAGCCAAAAGAGCCGAAATGGCTCATCGAAGTAATGAAACTTCGAGCATTATCTCATAGATACCGTTATGGTGTATCTAATCCGGAAGTTCCGGATGAACTAATGACGATCATTGGTTCATTCACCTTTTCTAAAGGTGAAATCGACGAGGATTTTGTCGATTTACATTCAATCTATTCGATTGAACAAGTGAAGGAAATGTACTCACTTGTGGCAGGAAAGCAGATGACTGCTTCTTACTCCGATCTTTTGGAGCCTACATATAATGATATATGTATATTGGCCAGAGATAATCTTGGCCTCGTCCCAGTTTGGGACGCACTCGATCAGCTCGAGAGACATATCATATTTACTGATATGCTTACCAAATCTGGTAACCAACAGCCTGAAACGCTGTCTCTT